ATTTGGGTCTCCTTAGTTACTTTGAGACAATACTTCGTTTCCATATTTAATAACCAATCCCTTGGCCTCCTGTTTTGTTAAATTAATAATTGATCTTGTAATTTTATTTCTTTCGCGTGAAGTAAAACCACCCCAAATGCCAAATCTTTCTTTATTCTGTACGGCAAAAAGTAAACATTCATCAGCGACAATACATCGTCGACAAGTACTTTTAGCCATTTTGATACAATGCTTATCTTCATCAAAGAAATCAATTTGAGTTTTTGATACCCTGCAAAGAGCTTTTTCCCTCCAAGACTCGTTCATTTTTACTTCAAAAAGTTGATATTCTTGATCATTCATCATCATCTACTCCAAAATCTGAATCATAGTATGGTAAAGTTGTTGATTGCTCTTTTAGGTCTGGAAATATGTCTTCAGAATGTACTCTGAAATATTCATCTATATCTTCTGAGTCCATATTGCAAAATATTGTTTGAAGATGATACATACAACTAATCACAACGCCATAAACTTTGTCTTGATCAATTGTGTCTTCGTCTTCGTGAAATAAATTAACCACATTCATAATAGCGACCATCCTACTTTCTGGATTTTCATATTCTGTATTTTTCAGAATATCGGTAATACTTACCAGTGTTTGATGATAATCAGATGCGTCTATAACGCCATCTGGAACTTCACCGGGTTTTTTATTGATATTTGCAAAATCATACGGATTGAACATTTTTCTCTTTTCTATTCTCTAGTACCAAACTGATGAACCGTTACAATGCTCGGCAGCAAATTTTACCCACCAAGTTGCGTATATCCAATCATTAATTAATGATTTTTCATCAAATTCATTCTCCTTTTGATTCTCAACATATTGTTTTGCTTTGTGAGCAAAATTTTCAGTATTACTCTCCATATATGAAGACATATCCAAGCAATAGTCAATACTCATACCCTCTGATTTTTCTTCAGGTATACCATCTCCATAAAATGAATACTTAGTATCAACAAAATAATTATCTTCTGGAACATCTTCTAATAATCTTAGAAGGAAATTACCGTACTTACCTCTATACCAACAATCAGTTCCAAGCATTCCATAAGTTGGACGTGCTTCTTTTAGCAGAACTGATTTTTCAAATTCATTTTTCCAAGGACAATTGCCTTTTGATTGAGTTAAATTGCAATCAATTCTTCCTTTTTCATCCAATGTAGCAATTCCTTGTTGTTCACAGGGATATTCTTTAGGTATATTATCAAGCCCCATAATAATTTTCCTTTTCTATGTTAATTTTACCAAAATAATTCTATATCTTTTGCAATATAATCTCTTGTTTCGCTGTATTCGGTATTGCCATTTCTTACAAATAAAGTACCCTCAAATCCCATTCCTGGTTCTACATATGTAAGAAAAAATGATAGTTTGTCTAATTTTTGAAATATATCTTTAAGACAATCATCACCCGGAGACCAGGCTGTTTCATAAAACAATTCAATCTCAAAAACATCTTGATGTTCAACTAAACTATAAGGATTATCTGTACTCCAATATGTTCTACAGCAACCCCATTTAGTACCCCAATTTTTCAATGCCCAATCATACCAATCACTAGCACCATACTTATTTTTTAAAATTTCAGATTGATCATCTTTTGGGGATGGCGATTGGGTATTTTTTAACTCTAATGGCATTGGGTGATACGTGTCAAAAATACATAAATCGCGGTCACCCTTTTTATTCTCCTCAATTTTTTGTTTAAACTCTTGAATGTCTTTTTCACTACCACGTATGACTAATTTATTTTCACACCAATTGGGCATTTTTCTTCCTCATTTTCTTTTCTTTTCTTTGTTGATCTACGATTTTAGCTTTTTCTATCGCCTGATAAAATTTTTCAGTTCTTCTAACTTTAGAGACAATGAAATGTGCATTAATATATCTGTTGAATGCAGTACCTACTTCTCGATCGTTAGAATTTAGAAAAGCGCGAGCATAATTCGGTTTAACATTTTTGAATTCATAGATAATTCCAGATTTGAAATACACTGTCACTTTTCCAGTATTGCTTGTTTCAAAGTGTTCATATTTTGCTTTTTCAATAATAAGTGAATTGTATTTTTTCTCTATAATATTTGGATTTTTTTTACGTGCTGGCATTTTAAAAGAACTTTCCTTGATTTTTATTCCAATATGACATACTCTGTAAATCAAAAGGCGGTCGTGGAAGATTATTTTTATCAGTCCAATCAAACCACTCTTGATAATATTTAACATCCCAATAACTTAGTTGATATGCAGCTGTTAATATTTCGTCATCTGCGGGATTAAACTCATCTTCCGCATCCCAATAAATTCCATTATCATACATTTGCAAAACGACATTATTGGCCCAATCTGGAGCGGCTTTGTTGATTATTCGAGCGGCATCAGAGTATGGCAAATTATCAACTTTTCTTTGATGCTTTTTCTCCAAATAGTCATCTTCATTTGCAACAGGATACTCAGCCAAATTGTCTAGCCATTCCATAGCTTTTCGGAAAGCATCAGTTATATTTTTATCTTCAATTTCACCTTTACGGTGAAGTATCTGACAGACTAATCTTGTTGCGCTTCCAGTTGCCCAATGCCTATAGGTTTCAACTCTGAAATTGGATGGAAATTCTTTCATTAGTTTTTTAGATATGTAATCAAAGTTACTGATATCTAAAACACTTGAATCTCTACTTTTGTCAATTCCACAAAAACCCCAAGTTTCAAACATATCTTCGGGTCCCCAATAGCCAAAATCTGAAGGTTTTTCTAACCCATCAGTAGCACATTTAATTATATTTTCAGAATATGAAAAAGTCATACTAGTAAACCTAATTCAATTCTTGCTTCAGTATCCCAATACAAAGGCAACTCACTTTCTACTTTATAAACAATATCTTCTTCTTCGCTTCCCGGAAAATAATTAATTACCACTTCACCGTATGTTCCAAAATCGTGCGGAAACCATTTGATTGAAAATGATAAAGTTTTACTTTTTTCAACTTGGGGAAATTGTCTTTTTAGTTGATTAATAAAGGCTTTCAATTCTTTGGGCGCTTCTAAATCAAATTCGGGACTTCCAACCTGAGCACATTTTTCGTGTGTTGGCGTTGGTCCTAACTCAATATATTCCATAATCACCATCCAATTCCGTGAAGAAAATCTTCAAATGCATTTTGAAGAGCACCATTACCGCCATTCTCTCCAGAACCATAAAGATATTCTGGATCTCCATCCATAGTCATAATTGATGATGTTTGATTGACACTATAAGCAATTAGTGCTAATTTAACCCTTTTTCTTTCAGGATGAGCAGATGGTGCTATTTCATCATTTTCATCACCGTTTGCGGGCGCAGCCCAACCAGCAGTCAAAATCGCTATCAAATCATAATCTTTCATTTTATCTGGGTGAAAAGTTGATTCAACGAGCATTTGATATACATCTCCACAATCTGTAATTTCTTCACAAAGAATGGAATTATCATCTGATAGTTTTACACCAACAAGTTGTGCTGTTTTCTTCTTTCTTAATTTGTCAGTAGAAACAAAAATATCTCTACTAATCAATTCTAACCTATCGGCTGTCATTGTTTGTTTCATATTTTTCCTTTTGTTATGTCTCACTCTTTTGAGTAAGAAATGTATTGTGCGTTGCCGATAGGAATTGAACCTACAACCCACAGATTAGAAGTCTGTTGCTCTATCCAATTGAGCTACGGCAACCAATTTTTATTTTTTGTTGTCAAGTTCTTTTTGCCACAAAGTAAAATCTGCGTTCATTACTAAATCTAATTCCCAATCGTATGGCTGAATTACTTCGTGAATTGCCAATACTTCCTTTGTGATGGCGTATTGCCAATTTCGCCAGTGTTTCTTTTCCATTTTGTTCCCTTTCCATTTGATTTTTTCTGTTTCACTACGTTGATTAATAATATGTACATATTTTTTGATGAATTTTTCAATATTTTCCGGCATCATTAAAAAAAATCCTCCCACCCTTTCCAAGCTTTATTTTTATCTGTTATGCTTAACATTCTTAAATCTTGAAGTTTCACAAGCGTATTTGAATTTACCTTAAGCAATCCGAATTCAACATAGCCCTCGTTTTCTTTAGTTAAAGCTAAATCAATTGCTCGATGTAAATCGACTTTGTAATTTGTTAGAGCAGTCAGTCTTTCTTGATTATCAAGATCAACAACTTCAAACGAATAAAACTGCTTATAATTGTCTGGATGTGAATTTTCTACACGTTGATTATTTTTATACTCTCTCCAATACGAAATCATCACGTGTTTGTATGAAATAGTTTTTTCATCTTGCTTCTTCACAGGAAATGTCCTTACTTGGTATTAGCCAACACCATTTACAACAGGGAGTGTTATCTGGATTAATTGTTAGATGCCCACCCGTTTGTGTACAATTAGGATCAATAATTTGCATTACTTTTACCGAACAGTCGTGGCAAAGAGCAACTTCTAATGGATTATCTCCATCAATTGTATCAAAAAACTCGGCATAACCACCATAGATTTTGAAATACATACCGCTATTGACTTGTTTTAGACTGAAGCCGGTCCAATTGATATTGCTTCCCCAAAATACCGGCTCTAATGGTTCACCACAAGATGAACATTTATACCAGCCATTTTGTTCATTAACTTGTAATGTCATACTTGATTTTCCAAATCTGCTCGCACATTTAGTGTTTTTAATTCTGATTTTTTAATCCAGAAGTAGTTTGATTTATGAAGTAAAGCCGGAACGTATTCTTTTCGAAATTCACGTTCCATAATGTCAAGTCCTATTTTTTGGCAAGCATCTGCCATACAATAGTCATAGCCGGCTTCTTTTCGTTCATCTAAATACTCTTGTTCGCAATAAATACACTTAGCCACTTTTATCTTCTTCCTCTCTAAGAAGTTTACAGATTTTTATAATTTTACTCAAATTTTTGTGACTGGGATTGCTTGTCTCAATGTTTTCCAATAGCCAATTTAAATCTTTTTGTCGATTAAAAGGAATACTCATACTTCTAGTTAGATTTTCTAACTCACTCAAAAGTTGCTGCTTTACTTTTGTATTTAAGTTTGACATTTTATCTTTGTGTGTTATTACTGATTGCTTTTCGCTCGTATTTCATCACCCTCATAGATGACGAAAAGAAAATCATTATCAAAAAGCCATTGACAAAGTTCATTTGCTTCCTTATTGGGAAGTAAACGGAATTCCACAATATCATCCAATACTGGAATGATACCCTGTTTGTTTTTCCGACGCACTTTCATTCGCACAAGTGTAGCATAAAAGTCCCAGTCAAGTTTTGTCCAACCATCTCGGTGATGTGGATAATTAACCAAATAAGTACCGCCGTCAAAGTAAGGCTTTACTTTTGGCTTTTTTCTACGGCCGGCAAAAACCAAATCTGATTCTTCGACAATTTCCATTCCCAAAGTATCAGAAGAAGATACATCATTTTGGAGAATGCTATCTCGCATTTGTTGGTCGATCATTTCGTTTTCCTGTTCGTTGTTCATTGTTGTTTCCTTTGTTATTGAATTGGTGATAATAGAAGGTCTTGTTTAGTAATTCCAGCAATTGAATACATACCCCATTTGTATGGCCAAAGAATGTGATTTTCGTCAATCTTAGAGAATTCGTCATAGTGAGCCGAAAACGCACTATCATTCCAAAGATTTTCAAAAACTTCAATCATAAACAATTTGTCACCGGTTGACAAATCCATAGCCTTGACCGCATCAACTAATTCTTTTCGCTCATCTTCTCCACTTTTCCAAACACGAAAGTCGTCTGAAAAAATATAAGTATGATCAAACTTATAGATTTTCGAAGCCAATTGTCCAATTGTAGTAATGTTCTTTTCCATTATTATTTTCCCTCCTGAATGTCTTTGATGCGAATTTTAGTACTTTCATTTGATGAAACCATAGAAGTAATATTTATCATTTCGTTACCAATTCTAGCCGTGTTATCAATTCCATTACCAGTACCCAGAACTGTATGTCTATTTAGACGATTACCAGAAAACATACGCATAGCGTATTTGTGACCATCAGGATAAGCCACAATAATAAATTTACCGTCATCTTTTCGACGTAGGAAAATCTTTTGTGATGCCAAAAGTTCAGACAAAAACTTGAGCGTAATCGCTTTGTTTTTACCATTTTCAGTCAAAGATGAAAGAACGGCATAAACATTTGTTTTACCGTCAGTCTCAACGGCAACAAATTTCACAACCTTACCCCAGTCTGTTCTTTTATCTTTGATAGATAGCCCAACCAAAGCGTCAAAAATAGTCAAATCCATTTTTTACCCCTTACCTTGATTTGTTGTTTTATCCGATAAATAACGCGAGACAATACACGATACAATACCGCACACAATTTGTAAGTTATTTGGTGGATAATAGTACCGCATTTGTCTCACCAGACTACCACGAGAACACGTCAAAAAAAACCTCAAAAAACAGATTTCTCAGATTTCTTTAGTGTCGGGAATTGGGGGGCGAAAACGGCTGAAACAAACGATCGAGAACTTTCCGGCTTTAGTGTTTTTAATAATCTAAAGATCGGCCGCAAATGTCGATCTAAAACATTAGCTCAGGGGCTGCGTAAGATTACAACTTAGTAATATTACGATTGGCGTTTAGCCAATCTTTTAGCAAATTTTAATATATTTTCCAAAGCACATTATGATGTTTATGTAGATTCCATTTTAGGAATATTTTTGCGATATATCAATAATATAATCTATCATCTTTCCCTTATACACAAAAGTACCCAAATGATCCAACTCAACCGCAGGATCAACCCAAATCTTGCCGCCAATCTTTTGCCAATAACGACAAAATCCATAATCCTCAGAAAGAAATCTTTTGTCAGTATCAACATATGAATTAAACAGAGCATATGTGTATTTCAATTCATCGCCTTTTAAGCTTCCAGTATCATCTTTAAATTGTAACTCTGGATAGGACTCAAACATCTTAATAAAAACTTCTCTTTTTATAAGCATAAACCCCGTTCCCGCGTCGTGAACAGAAAGTGCGCCATTATCTGTTTCAATTTTATTTTCCCCAGTTTTTACTGGATTCACAACAAATCGTGTTGCTTTTTCTGCTAACTTATCAGCTGGCACACCTTCCTGTACCATTTTATGGACTTTTTGCCAATTGATATCTTTTATTGGATAAGACCCAGTAATGACATCTTTATTGTGCCATAGAAGTTTCAAAATATCGTTATGGTTAAATTTAAGATCAACATCAATAAATAATAAATGCGTAAACTGTTTGTTTGCCATAAACTTAGCAACAAGATTATTCCGGGCTCGACTAATAAGTGAATCACTAACGGTACTGATTCCAAAACGCAATCCAATTTGTTTGAAAAACATTGTCGCTTGCATCAACGACATCATAAAAGGCTCTGTCAATTCCCTATTATAACAGGGTAGCGAAATCATAGGACACCAGGATTTGATTTCATCCGGCGTAATCTCAATATTTTGAGTTTCAGTTGTTAACACACAATGATTATAGCAAAAAAAAAGTGGGGCTTTCGCCCCACTTAAAAAAATTTTTTATTTTTTATGAATTGATTATTTGGACTTTACGGTAGTGTTAACTTTATTTTTGAGTTCATTTGTTTGAACCGAAACATTACCACCACGATTAGCCTTGAAATAAAGAGTCTTGCTTGATGACTCATATCTAATCATGATTTTGTATCCAAATTTTTTAGCCTGTGCGCGAATTCTCTGTTGCATTGAGTTATATGCATTACCTGGCTCAACGCTAAGACTAAATCTTTGCCCAGTATTAACTGATTCATGCAAAGCATTAATAATTGTTTGCAAATCCTCAGACTGTCTTCCTGCCCTAGTAATTTCAGGGAAGTTATCAACTTTGTTCATTTTAATTGCCATATTTTTACCTCATACTTTGATGTTGTGGATATTTTATGCCAGTGACGGCTCATTGAGAAATCACCAGCACTAGAACGGTAGCACAAAGTTGCGATGAAGTAGGCGCAAATCAATTTTTTTTTAAAAAGAATTTAGAATTTTGTCGAATGCTTGCTCGTATTCTCTGTGAATTCTTTCAACTTTTGATGAAGTTTATCGTTCTCAATTTTTAAGGCAACCAGTTGCAGGAGAGCTTTCTGCAATTCCCCAGATAAAACCACTGCAATTTCTTCAGGTGTCGCCTGAACGTCTTCTATAGCGTTTCCAGCCATTTATTCGCCTCCGATTTTTGTTTAGAAAATCCCTTATTGAATTTTCCCTCTCCACCATTATACATGGACACAGTGCCAAATTCCGGCATTTCTTCATCTATTTCATACCATTTATCAGGTTGCAAAAACTCAATCTCAACCTCTGTGCTTACGGAAATATTTTCAATAGCATTATATACAGAACCGGCAATAGCATCTGCCAAATCTTTTGAACCCGAAGATGGGTGATCTATTTTATTATTAGAGAAAAGACGCAATTTTAATAGCTCTTCTTCAACCAATAATTCATTCCAATATCCACGCAATCGACCATCATAAATCGCAGATGTTAGGGTATCATAATCTGTTTTTTTAACGCTGTGAAAATCAGCGTTTATGGAAAGAGATCTAAGGCTTTGTATCATTTCAATAGATTGCCACCTGTCAAATGTAACCTTAGCTACATCAAATTTTCTACATAGATCTATAATCAATTGCCGAATTGCGGAAAAATTAATTTCCTCATTCGCACCGGCCTCCCAAGAATAAATCAAATCAACATTTATAACCGGAAGTTTTTCCGCTCCATTTAGCGTTTTTACTTCCTTTAAACCGGGAGAATGCACTAATGCTAATGCGGCTCTATCTCTTTTAAGAGCTAAGTCAACATGAATAAAACGAATATGTTGATCTGTTCCATTAAACCAATTTTTAAATGTACCATCTTCATTTATGGGATCTTCGCCATAACTAAAAGCTTTTCTAACGAGATCTGAATCCCTAAAATAAGCATCTTCCATATTCGGAGGATTACATTCAAATCTTGCTGCAGCCTCTACCGGATTTCTAATATATTCAGATTCCAATTGTTCTCTCTTAATTGTTGGATTTACTTCCCAAGTTGCTGCTTTTATAAACCAAGTTTTTGGCTCTTTTTTCTCCCTAGCTCCATAATAACGCTGTTCAATAAAGTCTCCTCTATATCGCGGAAATGAAAGAAGAATTACTTTACCTACTTCTGGAAATCGCGACATAACAGATAATTTGCTCATATTATAAATTGCCGAAGCTGAACCTTTTGCTCGAGTTTCTCCTTTTAATTCTGCATCGGTTTTGAAAGCCGCAATTTCATCCAATACCACAGTTAATACTTCATAACCTTCCCAACCTTCACTTTCAGAGTGACCTGAGAAACATCTTACTGGTCTTGAAAAGAAAAATATTTCTGAAACTCTTGGCTCAAATCCTACTTCATTAAAATAAGGAGATTGAAGCAAAAGATTTTTTAAAGGCTCAAAGAAAACTCTTTGCGCTTGTTGCGCGTTTACGGCAAGATTTAGAAGATCGATATACACCCCATGAGCTTTACCAAAATAATTTAGGGGATCCCTTAAACAATGGAGTAGGTACGATGTATAGGCAATTGAAATTCTGGAACAATGATCTTTCCCTGAACCTTTTCCTAACATGCAGATGACTTCATTGTCAGTATATTTTTTATAATATTCTCGCCCTTCTTTTTCCCCGTGTATAGCAAGCACAGTCTTTTCTTTGAATATCTGAGTACTATGCTTTACTATTTCTTCTTGTATTAACGAAAGAGGAGGCAATCCCAAATATTTTTTATCTTGTACAAATACTTGAATTGGCACAGGAGTTTCAATAAGATCATCTTGACGCAAAAGACGATCAAAGTCATTAAAATCTAAATTTAGTCCAACAAAATCTGACATGATATGCTAATCTATTATACACTATGTAACCTTACCAAGAAGTAAGATTACACCTGTGTAATTTTACAAACAAGGTTTTGCTTGCAGATAGGTAATTTACACCTTTATGAGGAGTTTTTTCCGTCTCTTTATGTGAACTTTTTTCCGTCTCTTTAGTCAGAGTTTTCTACATCCATGATCTCAAGAGCAATCTCTAATTCCCTTCTGACCTCTTCAGCAATTTGTGGATGCTTGGAAATGACATCTCTCAAAATTTTAGAAAGAATTTGGTTTACATTTTCAGCTTTTTGCATTCTAGAAATATATTGAGCATCGGCCTGATTACCACCCATTAATTTATGCAATTGCGCCTTCTTAGTAGCCACTTCAGCAGCCAATTTAATTGCTTGAATTCTTGCTGGAACCATTCCATGATCTGTAGCAATATTAATTGTTTCCCAAGCTTCTTTACTTAATTGATCAAATTCTTGCAATGCTTTTATGGTGTTAAATTGAATTTTTTCAAGAAAGTAGGGATCAAGTTCAGCCTGTCTATTCAATATCTTCTTATATTCGGCAATCATATTTTTTGTGCGCTCAATGGGCGTATTAACAAGAGAACTTATTTCATGTATTGAATAACCTTTGATATGCAATAATCCAACTTGCTCTATTTCAGCCAACTCATCAAGAATTGTTCTTTCCGCTGGTTCTATTTCGTGACCAATAACTGGCTCAATGTCTGACATTTATTTCTCTTCTTTTGGAAATCTTAATTCCAATTTAACGGCTTTTGCTTCATCATATAATCTATCATATTCATAACCGTGCATTTTTGTATATTCAACTCGATAATTGAACCAACCCTCCACGGCTTTCCAAAATTTTGGATTAGTGCTTTGTTCTAATTCAATTAATTCTTCAGTTGTCAAAAGAAAACTTAGTACACCTAATGGCATATATACTACCATGTTATAACCCTGATCTTTATCAGATGTATATTCTTTCAAAAAATCTTGAAAGGATCTAATAATTTTTTTAACTCCATCACCAGCAAAATAATCAATGTTGCCATGAGCATTTCTGATTCTTGGGCAATAATCGTCAACGTGAGTTACTGTTCCAAAAGTTCTACACACCATAGGTCTATACCCATATATTGTGCATCCACCTTTGTAAAAAGCGCAATGCCTCTTTGTAACCCCACCAATTTCCCAATCTTCATCATGCATAGCTTCTTTTAGTGAAAGAACAACATTTTCCATCCATTCATCAGCAACGGTCTGACCTTTATCTTCAAGAGTAATATAATATTGCTGTCTCAATTTAAAAGCAATGTTTGCACATTCTGCCATATGAATATTTAATCCAATTTTACAACAGTTGCCGGATCCCAAACATTTATATTTTGTTGTATTTTGCTTCGCTTCAATAACCCTGATCTGATTATAAATCATGTCAAGATTGGCAAAACTACTAATGTCTTTTACGCTTACACTTCTTCTCATATTCCCCTAATTTCCCTTTTTCTTTGCCTCACTCTTTTTTGAATTTCTCTTTTTCTTTTGTTGGCAGCTCTTTGGGCTTCAGATTCAGGCCTTCTCATACTCGTTGCAGAAAGCTTTCTGCCTTTTCCGCGAAACTTAAGAAGATCATATTTTTTAACCCAGTTATAAATAGCCTGAGGAGTAACTTCAATACTGTAAGTATTTTTTAAATATTTACAAATATCTGTCAGATTCATCCTTCTTTTAACATACATTTCGTAAAGAAATGTTTTATCTTTATATGGTTCACTTTGCATTTAGATCCTCCAAAATTTTTTTACAATACCAAAGACCAATACCCGCAGCATCTATAATATCATCATCTTCAAGGTGTTCTGGCAATGCAAGAAAATAATTTTTAACAATTTCCTGCACTCGGCGCTTTCTTTCCTTCTTTAATTTTATCGCTAGCGATCCCTTTTCCCCATTATTTGCAATAAACTCTTGTTCTTTTTTATTCAAATTTTTATAACCAATTCCAGATTTCCAAACAAGTGGATTAACATCTGTAATTTGACAACCAAGATTATTTAAGACACCCCATGAATAACCTATAATGTAAGAAATAATTCTACTTGTTTCAAAATTTTGAACGTAAATTGATTGCTCAATAATTCCAATTTGCGGCTTATATTCTTTATAAATTTTTTTTAATTCCTTATCAATTACTGAAAATTTTGCAGAAGCACCTTTATAGTCTTTATAGTTAATTTTTCCACATGCAAAAATAGATATTTTAGATGCTTTTATATCGTAAATAACCCAAGCAAGTGAGTGGGATGCTGGATCAATTGCAATTATTCTATTATTTTTAACAGATGCCACTAGTTTTCCAATTGTCATATGTCTTTGCCTCTTGCCTGTTTTTCAGACCAGCCCCAAGACATAAGGCGCTTAATGTATCTTTCTCTTTTACAGTTTTCACAAATTTTTTCTTTATTATATCTAGAAAGAATTGTTTTACAATTTACAGTTTTACATATTCTTTTTTTATTTTTGTTATTCTTTTTTTCATAATAATTAGCAAGAAGATTTTTATTAGTAATTATTCGTCTACACTCGGGAGAGCAATAGATGGCATTATAAACTTTTGCAATAAAAAATTTATTACATTCTGGATTAGAACATTTTTTCTTTTCTTTCTTGTACATTCTCCGACCAACATAAACCAGCCAAATCGCAAGAACTGCAGTTTTCTGATGTTCTTTTATAAGGCCGCTCAGGTATCTGATTATTCAGATAATTATTATAAAACTCTGTATATTTTTTAAAAAGTTTATCAATAAACTTATTATCTTTTTCAATGTAAATTGGTAAAATTTCTTGATTATTTTTATTTTCGTATATAACATATCCAGAATCAAGATCTAAACATTTCATATAGATCTGAGCCTGCCTATAATGTTCATCTTTTGGTTTGTTGTAAAGTTTTCTGTAGTGAAAGCCCTCGGAGCTAATTGATTTTAATTCAATTAGTTTACGACCGCCCCAATCTATAATACCATCAGCAGTGCCTTCAATTGGAGGAGTGCTCCATTTTACTGCAATTTCTTCTTCTAAAAGAATACCCATCTCCCTAAAATAACCGTAAAGTCTATTATGAACGAAATGGCCATTGTCAAAAATTCTATAAGTTTGAGGGCTAAATGATGATTGAACATTGACACCGGTAAACAAGTAATACCAATATCTAGAACATTGATTCGTATAGCTTGGATGAAATCCACTTACTTGTTTAAATACTGATGTATTTCTTTTTTCTAGATGCTCATCAATGCCATCATTAAGACTTTTTCTAATCTCAACCTTAACTTCTTTTACAATTTCTTCTTTCTTTTGACGCAATTTATTTAGTGATTTCATTAGTTATTGACCCCCTTTGCGGCCAGTTTTAAAGCGTTAATATTTTCAGTTAATGCCTCATACATAGTCTTCCATATATCATTTACAAATTTATCTTGCTCAGACATCATTGTAGACTTTCTTTTATACATTTGAGATTTGACAATCATTAGTGTTCTGTATCCCGCAAGAATATTTGCATATTTTATTGCTTGAAATCCAATATAATGATCTGGATTTTCAATAATATCCTCAACTATTCTTAAACATTCCAAGAATTCCTCAGCCTTATCTCCCATATGATTGGCTAGAATTTCTTTATTGATTATCATATCTGGCATATTTATTCCTTTCTATAAAACTGCAGTCCCAGTAAATAATTCGCAATGTACACTCCAAAGTATACACCATCATCCCAGTTCAAAGTAATACCAAATGCAATCCAACTAGATAATTGTTCGCAAAAAAATTTAAATCGCATAAATTTTTTCGCCTATCCATTTTGCAACCGGGGAGGCTACTGCATTACCACACATCTTATATCTATTTGTATCTGCAATTTTTTTACCATTATCTGCATGGCTTGTATGATTATCTGGAAAACCCATAAGTCTTTCACATTCAAGTGGAGTAAGTCGCCTCAGAATTAATTCTGGAGTCATGACCCCGTGTTGCGAAATTGTATCAAGGGTATATGACGGATCATTCTCATCACCAAAACCTTTACCTTGTGGGCCGGCACTATCAGACCTGCCAATTATTGTGCCTTGAATTGGAATTGCAATATGATCTCCAGAATCAATACCAACCCTAAGCGTTCTATAAATATCCTCAGACACTGCATCATTGTAAGCGTCATACGCAAAAACAGGCACACCGACAGCAATTCCATTTTGACCATACAAAGTTTGAGCAACATTTTCAGAAGAAATTGGAACCTGCTTAGCATGGAATGATATTGGCAACACTTCTTCTATAGATTGCGGAATAATTACCACAGCCCGACTTTCTCCAATATTATCAAATGCATTAAGTGTTGGAGAAACTCCACCTTCAGACCATGTTTCAAAATCCTCAGCACTTTGTGCTCTTCTAGATTTAACAAATGGTTCTAAAATAATATTCCGCTCTGGTCTTTTGTAGTCAGTAGCGTTAAGGGTCACCCCTCCCTCTGACCATCTATGGTGTCCTGTTTGTCCATACAAGACAGATGAATCAGGGCTTTCTCCAGAGCTTGCGGCAGAACATTTCCTTTTCTTCCTGCTCTTTTTAATATCCCCCTTGCTGTCTTTGGGGACAGATAATATTTCTTGTCCACATCTTCCAGCGGTTGCAGGATCGTAGCAAGCAAGCACAAAGACTCTTCTTCTGCGCTGGGCGACTCCGAACCATTGTGCATCCAAGATATGCCATTCAAGGACCAATGCCCCGATGTTTGCCATTTCATCAAGGACTTTTCCGAAATCTCTCCCATTATTGCTTGTGAGGGCACCTGGGACATTTTCCCAGATTGACCATTTTGGAAATTGATTTCCAGTTGCATTTCTCATCTCCTTTATAATCCGAATAGCTTCATAAAACAAACTAGATCTTGAGCCATCAAGGCCATTATATTTGCCGGCAATAGATAAATCTTGGCATGGAGATCCAAAAGTAATGCAATCTACTGGGATTAGTTCCCCACCATTAACATCTTTTACATCCAAATATTTTGGAACATTTGGCCAATGTTTTTGTAGAATTGATTGACAATGTTTTTCCCACTCTACTTGCCATTCACATTTCCAATTTGCTTGCTCCATCCCTAAATCAAAACCACCAACTCCAGCAAATAGCGAACCAAATGTTTTATTCATAATTTGATCCTTCTATTAATTCCCTGAACACTTCCCACTCCACTATAGCAACCTTCGTGTCGGAATGTTCACCAAATACAACAGAAATGCAAGGATAACGATAATTTGAATTCCAAGCATTTTTCCGGTGATCAAGCCAATTTTTAAGCGTAAGAGTAAATGTCTTACTATTATGTTTATAATCAACAAGAAATTTATTTAAAGTCGCATCTCCCTTTTTAACACCACGACCAGAGTTCTTAACGCCCTTTGCCTTGTCTTTTTTTATTTCTTCTTTTTCTGTTCTTTTCAAGAGAGAATCGCCTTTTCAATATCCGCATATTGTTTGTCTGTAAGTTCAATTGCAGTCAAACCATTCCACTTTTGGTCCTGATACGAATACCACGCCCCCCTACGTTGAATGATCTCCATTTCAACAGCAATATCAATTAACTCCCTATCTGTATCAATTGTCCCCTCCTGCGGTAAGACGTAATAATAACCAGTAGTTCCAATACTTGGTAATTGCTTTGTTTTTTCAATTGTCCAAGTTGCACGCTGACTAGTGATGAGGTTTGTTTCATCCCTTTCCATTTCATTTTTTGACATTGATAAAA